ATGGATTTAACTTTAACAAGAGTTGTATTTGAATATGTAGCCAAAACGAGTAATATTTGGTCCCATAACTATTTAACTTTAACAAGAGTTGTATTTGAATGAGATTTACGGTCTTTTAAATGAACCAAACTTACCATTTAACTTTAACAAGAGTTGTATTTGAATAATCGATTTTTAAGCAAGGTTAAAATATATTTTAAAATTTAACTTTAACAAGAGTTGTATTTGAATCATGTTATATACTGGGTTTGAACAAATAGGATATATTATTTAACTTTAACAAGAGTTGTATTTGAATATTCTAATGATTACTTTATATTTATTAACCCCTATATTTAACTTTAACAAGAGTTGTATTTGAATATTCTAATGATTACTTTATATTTATTAACCCCTATATTTAACTTTAACAAGAGTTGTATTTGAATTAACAAGAGATAACATGGGAAAAGTAGTGGTTTGATTTAACTTTAACAAGAGTTGTATTTGAATTACGCTTTATTTGTTACACCGATTACAGTTTCATATTTAACTTTAACAAGAGTTGTATTTAAATTAACTCTCTAGCATTAGTATAACAATGAAAAAAGCCTTAGGAACTGACCCTTCCTAAGGCTTTTGTGCGTCATCATGAGTTTGATTTCGTCTATACTTAGTATAATATATTACATAGATTTTGCAATACAAAGCTTGTTATTGTGCAAATAAATATTTATGATAAACTACATCCTAAAAATCAAATAAAAACGGCAGCAAAATGGCAACAATAAAAAAGTACCTGCATAAAACAGGCACTTTTATAAATAAATATACGAATATTATTTTCTCACAAAAGTCATAATTATAGTATTTTCACTATAATTATGTTTCATTTTCTCATAGTCTTTAGCCTCAATAGGTGTTATAACTACAGTCTTTAAGCTAGGATTTAATTTATTTACTTTTTCTACCACGCCTAAATGTTCATCACCATGAAAACTTCCTTGTATATGGAGAACTTTTGTATCTTTATGTTCTTTTAAAAGTTCAACAATACTTTCCGCCATTGTTATAACTACTATTTTTTTATTTTTATGACTTTCATATACGCTTATTTTATAAGCTTTTTTACTTCATTTTAATTAATTATCATCATATTTTTTATATAATCAAAAATAGAATGGCAACAAAATGGCAACATAAAAATATATATTTTATAATTATACGTACTATACATTTTTATAAACATTGTACGCTTTTTCAATTTCTTTTTTATCTTGCTCATTAAATAACTGGTCTATAGATAACATTTTATATTTCTCTAATTCTTTTAATACAGATGTATCTATTATAACCTTAAATCCTTTAAAGCTTTTTTTCTTATTCAATTTTCTTCTTATCATGGATATCCTCCTAATATTGAAAGAGGCTATCCTCTATGGTACAATATTTCACAGAGGGTAACCTCTGGTTTTTTATAAGGCAGTCTGTAACACTTTGGTCGGTAGTGCAGGCTGTCTTTTTTATTTACATTTTATTATTCTTTATAAATTCTTCAGCTAGTTTTGGATTTTTCCTTACTATTTTCATAAACTCTTTTATAAGAACATATTCATCATCATAAGCTCTTATATTTCTTCCTGGTCGTGCTGTACTAATTTCTTTTGTTGTTCCCACTGGTCTTCCAGCACCTTCACGCTTTCCACCTCTACCCATTTCATTTTTACCTCCTAAATCTAATAAACCAATATGAAATAATTACTCCCATGCTTACACCATTGAGCCAATTAATAAAATCTAAATCTTTAAACTTTAAAATAAAATTAATTAAAACTATTATGGTAAACAATATCATTGTTTTCATCGGTTATACATGATAGAATAATCGTAGTGGAGCGGATAACCGCTCCTTCTACGGCTCTGCTTTATCGTTTACGCTTGCGAGGCTTTCTACGATTTTGCGGAGCTTTTTTATTTGCTTTTCTTTTTAACCATCTACCTATCTTTATTAATGTTTCACCAATAACTATAAGATAAGTAGATACTTCAAGAAAATCCTTTACATCATTATCTATCATGTAAGCACCTCCCTTCTATGCTTATATTATAGCATATTACGATTATTTTGTAAAGCGAATTTATCAATATTAAAATAAAAAAAGCCCCTATTACCTAGATTATTTTTCTAAGTAATAGGGGCTTATTAGCAACAAAAGAAAATGTTATTTAATTATACTAGGAGCTTACTCCTTTCTTAAATTTTATCTATAACCTTGTTTATTTCTGCAATACCTTTACCGTCTAACTTATCTACTATTCTAAGATAGGCTGTATTTCTAGCTACTACAGAAGTGCTGGTAGTTGTAGCTATTTGTTTTTGTAATTTATCCTTTAATTTTTGTTTTTCATCTTCAAGTTTGGACCTGATAAAAATTTTGGTTAGTTCTTTTAATATATTCATACAATCTCCTTTAAAATAAATTTTCTGCGTCAGTTATACCTCTAGAAATGGCATTAGCAAATTCTTCTATTCTATACATAAGTTTATAAGCGTCTTCTTCATTCGAAATAAATGCTGTTTCTACTAATACCGCAGGCATACTTGTTTCCCTTAATACGCATAAATCTGGACGTTCTTTAATACCACGGTCCACCATACCAAGCGAATTAACAATTTGTGCTTGGATACACTTAGCTAAAATATTAGCTTTTCCACCATCTAAGGCATAAACTAATGTTTCTGTTCCTTTTGCAGAACTATTCGCAGCAGAATTACAGTGAATAGATACAAAAATATCTGCACCACTATTATTGGCAGTAGCACAGACATTAAGCTTACCTTCTGTTTCTCCGTTTAAATTATCTGATTGCAATAGCTGACATGGATAGCCGATAACTTCCATTGTCTTTTTTACTTTTTCCCCAATAGCTAAAGCAATATCTACTTCTCTTAAATTATTAGCACATGCTCCTGGGTCTAAATCCATATCATGTCCAGGGTTGATAAAAATTTTTAACATTTAAATACACTCCTTTTATTAAACTAGTCGAATTCGACTAGTTTGCTAAATTTAACTAAAAATAAACTAAATTTTAGCTTAAATCTACCAATAATCTACCAATTACCTTCCAATTAAAGCCTTTAATAGTGCGGTTTATAAACTCTAACTTTACAATTACCTTCCAATTACTTTCTTATCATCTAACTGCATTGAATAGATTTATTTCTTTGCTTTTATTTCTGTAAATTGAGCCAAAGTATCTTTTAATTTTTTAGGAACTGGCAAACCACAATTGCTAGCATTTTCTAAAATACTTAAACCTTCATTACCAATAAAAAATAGGACAGCGACACTTCTAAAAGTATCTTGTCCTAAAATAATATCGAACCAATGTGATAAAGCAATTAGTCCCCATATAACAAATTTTTTTATAATACCTTTGATACCTTTTCTACTATCTAGATATACATTTGGCATTATATAAGCAGCACTTAATCCTGTAAAATAATCAATCAACATTAAAATTAATAAAGCTTCTATCTGATTATTCCATTCTCCTATAAAGTGCTGCAATAAAACTCCCACAAAGGCAACACCTCCTCCAACATACGTTTCTAATTTAGTAGGAATTAACGAACTAACAAAATTTATAATTTGCTCATACATAAGCTTCTCCTTTAAACTCCTAATAAAAGGAGTGATTTATTTGAATAATAAAAGATTAAAATTACCTAATGGCTTTGGTAGTATTACCAAAAAAAGTGGTCGACGCCGTAAACCTTTTGAAATCCGTAAATGGATAGATGGAAAACAAAAAGTAATAGGCTATGAGGTTACTTACGAATCTGCACTTGCTTTTCTTTGCGAATACAATAAAAATCCACTATTATTTAGTCCTAGTGAAATTACTTTTGATGAACTATTCTGCTTAGTAAAAGCTTATTTATATCCACGTATTAAAGAACGTACACAATCTAGCTATAATTGTGCTTATAAACATCTAAATCGTTTATACGATAAACAGTTTGCTAAAATTCGTATTGGTGATTTACAATCTGCAATACGTGATATACATGATAATGGTGTTGGATATAGCACACAAAAGAAAGCTAGACAGGTTCTTCATCACATGTATAGCTATGCCGTAAAATACGAAATAATTCCACCAGAAAAAGATATTAGTCGATATGTTGATATAGACAAAGATAAAAAAGTTTATAAAAAAACAATCTTTAATACTAGACAAATTTATAAACTTTTTAGAGCATCTAATAACAGATATGCCAAAATGATATTAATGCATATGATGTTAGGAACTCGCCCCAGTGAATTTCTAGCCATAGAAAAAACTGATGTAAAACTTAGACAACGTTATTTAATAATTCGAGAAAGCAAAACAGAGGCTGGTAGAAATAGAATTATTCCATTGCATAAACAAACGTTACCTTTTTGGATAGAATTTTTAGCAGAAAATAATAAATTTATAGCTTGTGATGAACATGGTATACATTTGAATTACAGCAGATTTAGAACCAAATTTGATAAAACACTAATTGAATTAAATATTAAATATCACACACCTCATGAGTGTCGACATACTTTAGCTAGTTTATTGAATAATGTCGGTGCTAATATAACAGCAAGTAAACGTATTTTAGGTCATGCCAGCAATGACATAACCGAAAAACACTATACACATAAGGACCTACATCAGTTAAAAAAAGCTATGGATTTAATAGTTTTTAAATATTAAATTTTGGCACTAATACGGCGTTAATGTTAATCTATATAAATTGCTATATTCCTTTATTTTCTAAGGTGGAACATGGCACAAATACGGTAATATAATTTTTGACATAATAAAAGCACCCTCTAAGCCTTATTATTATTAGCTTCTTGGGTGCTTTTTGCTTTTTCTGCTAACACTTTCTTTTCTGTTTCTATAAGTTCTTTTCGTTTGTAATCTGGACACTTTGAATTAGTGCAAAAGCCTTCTGTATCAAATTTTCTTCCGCAAAATGTACAAAATTTAAGCATTTGTCAATTCCTCCAATTTTTTTGCATATTCATCTAATATATTTTGTCTTTCCTGTTGCAATTCACGAACATATTCATCATCATTGTTATTTTTGGCAATCTGTATTGCCTCATCAATTGCTTTAACCTTAGCTTCATATTCTGCTTTAAGAGCATTTGCTTGCTCCTCTAATGTAATAACTCTAGCAGGTGCAGAAATAGGTTTTCCAGTAATACTATCCCTTATATATCCTGTATCATTATCACCATCGCCACAATTACCAGTATAGTAATTCCAATCTTCATCAGATACTTCAATATATCCTTCATTTTTCAATTTTTCTACACCTCCCCAATCATCAGCTAAAACCAAAGGAACAGCAAATATTTTTTTACCTTCTTCATCAAATTTCATTAAATACATAAAAAATCAACCTTTCTTTAATAATTTAAGTTCAATGTACAATGGGGATTTGATAATCGTCATATTAATAGACGAACAATTACATTGCCAATAAGTTTTAATAATTTTTCAATCATAGTAGCTTCTGGTATTAATACTGATGAAAGTGCTAATTGTGGTTACCATATAAATACTAAAGCTTTAAATAGTTTTTCATATCTATATGGAGTCTCTGTATGTTATATAGCATTGGGTATTTAATATCCTATAGCTATCCAACTAGCATATAATCCAACATCAGCCTGATTTATCTTAAAATCTGTATTTGTTAAATTTCTAATAGCAAAGCCTGCTAGATAATTTCCTGATACATCTTTATCATCATTGTAAGGAGTTGCTAATGCTATAAACGGATTAACAAAAGTTATTGGCAAGGTTATTTTAGTAATATTTCTGTAAATAATCTGATTAAATCCCCATTGTTACTTGCCTATAGCAATGTAATGAGTAATACATGAGTGCCGTTTTTGAGCGTTAAAATAATTTAAATTGCTGACATTGTTTATAGTATTATCATTATTATCGAAACTATAACTTCCACATACAGCGATTTTGTAAAAAGAAGTAAATGTTACAGGAAAATAATTTTTTCCGTTGTTCCATTCTCCCCATTGTTTATTTACCTATTGCAACATAATTTACTGGAACTGTACCATCATTGGAATAAATTTGAACTTGTTTTGTGTTCCAATTACAAGCTCCCGCTGAGTTTCCATCTACTGCTCCCCAACCATTATCTTTGCGGTTTGTAACCACTTGATAACATATATTAGAAAAAGCAATAGGGAAATTATACCATGGAGGGTTAGAACCCTCTGTGCCATTTCCAACTCCCCATTGTTCAACCTCAACAATGGGGATATAGAAGTGATACAGGTTATGGTGGTAGAACTGTTACTTTTCCTATTGCATTTATAAAACAATGTTTTAACGGTCATGTTACTACTAAAAGAAGTGGGGATAGTTCTAACGGAAATAACTATGTTGATAAATTAACTACTACCAATATGTGGACTGTTTGTGATGGTGGTGGTGGTTATTGGTTTGCAATAGGTGTTTAAACCCCAATAGCAATATAACATAAAGAAACATCGTATAAGTAAGAAAAACTATTTAGCTCTTTTGAATTTAAGTGATATCCACAATTTGCACTATCATCACTATTTATACCTACCGCTAAAATACTAGAAAAGCTTTTAAAGTCTATAGGTAAATGAATTACTTTTCTCCACTGTCCGCTATCATTAGCAAATCCCCATGGTAGAATTAGACCATTACTATATTTAACCCACCCATTTTGTGTTAAACTGCCTCCAACAATGCCACCGAGTGTACCGTCGGTTTTGAATTGATTAATGAGGTTTCGGACAAATTCAGTTGTAGCTATTTTTGTACTATTATCAGAAGTTCCTTGTGTAGGAGCTGTAGGACTTCCTGTTAATGCAGGACTTGCTTTTGGTGCTAACGTAGATAAATCAATATTACAAGCTGTTGCTGTTCCAGCATTAAGATATATAGGTTTACTAGCACTTCCTACTGTAGAAGTTCCTAATTTACTAGCAGTTGTAGCATTTGCTACAGAGCTTACAGTTTTCCACGTTCCATCTCCAGCTAAAAAATGGCTTGCGTTGCCATCTCTCTTTGGAGCTAAACCGTTTGCAGTAGTGGATACAACTGCTGTACTTGCTTTGCCATTCCATGTAGTTTTTTCTGTATCTGTTACAAATCTGTGTGTCGCGTCTTGAGTAATCATGGTGGCAGGGTGATTTGCTGGGTGTACATAGTTGTTTGCACCTGTTGCAATACCATCTAATTTTTTCTTTAGTTCTGGGGTCATGTAACCTTTCAAACTATCTGTAACCTCTCGCCAATCTTGAGCATTTACTACGTTTTGCAATGTATCAAGCCATTGCTTTAATAATTTATCATTAGATAAAATTACACTAAAAATCAAATTCATTGTAGAATAAAGCACTGGGTCCTTTGAAATAAGTTGCGGAATTTCTAAAAAGAAATCATTACTACTAGGTATTGATTCATCTGGTCTTTTAAACCCATTTATCTCACTTGGCATTAATAACCCAAATTCTTTTTTTAATTCTTCACTATTCATCTAACCACCTCAAAACTCTACAGTCCATTTAAATATTGCTCCACTTTCAGCATCTACACCTTTAGATGTTAAGAGTCGCATTTTAGCAGCAGTTTGTTCTTCTTCATCTATCAAAGCTACTTCATTTATTGCACCAGTATACTCACCAGCTTCAATTTCTGCTTCAAAACAAACAGAAGTTTCAACCGGATAAGTAACTTCTTTTATATTTTTAGTTAGAACAACATTATTAAGTGGACCATTATCTGTTGGTGGTGCAGGATTTCCTTGCTCGTCTGTTTCCCCTGCTATACCAAAAGCCATTTTTACAATTTTACTTATTCTCCCTGTTGTTCCTATAGCTTGTGCAAATGCAGTTCTATAATCTGTAGTCGTTTTTTTATTGCTTTTTAAAAATGTATCTTGGTCAAATTCACTTTGTCTTTGTACACCTACTCCATTAACAGTTAAAGTATGTGTTGTATTTACATTACTCATAATATTTCTTTGCTCCCTTCATCTATAATTCCATGTTTTGTACTATAAAAAACACATATATTTTCCATTTGTTTATCTATTTCATAAGCACCACTTAAAATATGGCTACCATCTAAACAAAAAGAACCGTCCCAGCAGTTTTTTGTATTTGCTGTACGGTTCTGTATAACATTATTTTTATTTATATTAGAAACTTGATATTTTTTATAAATTTTTTGTTTATTATTTATTTTATTTTCTGTTTTATTACTATAACTAATAACTTGTTTACATTTAGAATTTATCTGCTCTTTATTTTCAATTTTATAATTAATATTTATATATAAAACAGGCATTAATAGATTTTTTATACTTAATAAATGTGTTTGTCTCTCTCGATATAATGCATCTAGTTTTATACCACTAAAATCTATTATATTATTAAAATTCCAAACACCATCCCAATAAACTTTCTCTGCTGTTCCTAAATTCCAAAAATCATGTGTACTATTAATATATTGATTAATATTTGCTTTATTGTAAATATTTTGTTCAAAATTACAACTAATTATTATTTTAAAAATTAAATTAGCAGGAATTATACAGCGTAAAATTGCCCTCATAGAACTAGCTACAAGCTCTGTTTCATCATTAAAATCTATTAATAATTCATACTTTTTTGTTGTAGTCGCAATAGCATTATTTTCACCATATCTAATGTCTAAAATTTGCTGTAATCTTCTAATGGTATAAGGAAGCATACTGTTTAATTTGATTAAAATATTAATTCTTCTATCCTCTAAAGTTTCAGTAGATTTTGACGTTAGGTTTAGCATATCCTCCCAGCGTTTTATTCCTTGCAAATCTGCTTTATAAACAAATGTGTTATAGAACCATTTGCAATTAGCTTGCCAAATAGTTTTAAATTCATCATTTTCTAATACTGAAAGCTGTCTAAACTCATCGGCATTAGCTATAACATTGGGATAATATCGCTCTAGTTTTACATTACGTTCTAAATTATCCACTTAATTCACCTCTAACAGCAAGAGCATTAATATCTAAAGTCAAATTTTCTTCTAAGTCATTTAATTTTGTATGTTCAACATCGGTTACCCCTTTAAGGTCTAAAAGTCTACTTTCAATTTGCGAAATACGAACAATAATCCCTTTATTTTCGTATCGTTCCATAGTAACAACTTGTGTATCTTGCCATTTAGAATTTAGTTCTAAAAAGTAATCATCAATAACTTTTTCAATTTTTGTTTTATAATCTATGAAACTTCCATTATTAAAAGTTATATTTAAGTCAATTTTTATAGCAGAATTTTTAGCTCCTTCAACTGTTACAATATGCCCAATGGGTGCAATTCCTAATCCTTCACCCTTATTTTGCTCTGGGTCAATTTTAGTTTGTACTTGTTTTATAAATTCTGCTGTTGGTGGTTTATATTCACTGGTCATAAATACTATTTTTACAGTTCCACCACCATTCCAAACTGGATAAACTTTAACACCTCCAACACCCTCAATTGCATTTACTTTTTCTTTATAATCAATAATATTGCCACCATATGCTTGATTTTCAAAACTATTCAAGTATCTTGTTCTAAAATCTTCGGTAGTTTCTTCTTCCTCTCCTGGAATAGTAACTTCTAAAAGTTGGGCAAATTCAAGACCTTTTACATAATCTATGGGAACTAATTTACCACTTGGTTTATTACCAATAATCCCTATAGTTTCACATTTTAATAAATATTGTCCATTTCCTAAGCTTTCAGTTATAGAATAATTCACATCATCATAAGAAAAGCGAGTGCCTACACTAATATTTATATTATTAGGAGTACACTCTCCTTTTACTATGGCATATGTTGCTGGATAAGGAGCTAATCCACGTTCTTTAGCTCTTAATATTAAAAATTCTCTTTCTGCTGTATCACCAAAAGTATTTTTTATAAAATAATCTACAGTCGCATATAAAAGCATAAATTCTATTGCTGCTGGTATACTTGCGTCATAAATAATAGAACCTTCTCTTTTATCTATATCATTTGGTACTTTTTCAAGCATTCTATTTAAAATAATATTTTCTGTTTGATTTTCATACATTTAAATAATATTCACTCCCTTCTCCATTTCAATGTTGCCTAGATTGGTTTTTACTGTAAATTTAGCTAGTACATTACCTTTATCATAAGACAGCTCAAAATCTTCTACACTATTTATTCTATCATCTTGTGTTAAAGCTTCTTTTATTCGTCTTGGTAATTCACTATATACATATGGTATAGGTTTACCAAATAAATCTTGAAGTTCTATACCATAATTCCAGCTATAAATAACATATTGATATCTTTCTGTATTTAAGATTTTATAACAAGCTTGTGCTATTGCATCTAATTCATCAATACTACCTAATATTTTTTCATCAGCTATTTTCATGCGGTACGATTTATTAGGAACTATGCTTGTTGTCGCTATATTTATATTTAAATCCGTATCTGTTCCTTGTGGTAAAAATCCCATATTATCAACCCCACTGACCAGTCAAATTTGTATGATTAGTAGACCTAGATAAAACAATAAATTCTTGTCCGCCCGATTGCTGAATTAAAATAACGCTCTCACCGACTGATAGACCGTTATGCACAGTAATTCGTTTTCGCCCGCTATAAGCGTGATTATGACTTTCAAATAAAGCGTCTCCGCTACCACCTGATTTATTTTCTGTTATATGATTAACAGTTATATCAACATCAAAATCTCTAACTAAATCAGTTAAAATTAAAAATTCTTCTGTAAGTAATTCTTTTTGGTCAATTCTAATCGTTAAGGGATTAATAGTTTCTACAACACCAAGACTGTAATCACATAGATTAGCACTATTTAATTGTTGTTTTACTAATTGTTGTATAGCTTCTTTTAAAGCAACAATACTCACTCAAAAATCCCTCCTTTAAGTGTTAAATCCATAAAATGTGAATTATTAGTATAAGTATGCTTAACTGATTCAACTAACATTTTCATATTTATTTCTCGTTTATCTATATATAATTTAACAAATATACTAGAACCACCACGAACTCTATCATCTCCAAAAGCATTTTTTATAGATAATGTACGCCTTACTCTGTTATAACGTTTAAGCATTGCTTTTGCCAATGCATCAAGATTTATTGGTTTTTCAGGATTTACAGATTTTATTTTTCTAAGAAGTCCCCATTTAGCTATAGTTTTTGTATCCATAGCAATATTACTAATTTCATGTGCATTAGTATCTTTATTATCAAAATAAAGTACAATATCATTATATGTGTCCTTATCTATATCAGAAGTAAAACTAAAATTTTCAGCAGTTTCACTATCAATTAAAATATCAACTCTCATATCATTTATATTTTTAAGAGTCAACTTTCCATAATCATCATAAAGCACATATAAATTTTTTGTAGCTTCTGTAGTTATATCTATAGCTGTCTGCATTAAATCGAATAAAGTTTGTTTACCTGCTCTAAATCGTGGAATTACATATTCAGTATCTGCAATATCACCAACAGTTAGCTGAAAATCTTCAGCTAACTGTTTTATTATTTCACTTGCTTTTTTATTTACTGTATTATAAATCTGTTCATTTTTTAGATATCTAAGCTGGTCATAAGCAATAATAGATAAAATATTATCTTTATCTAAATTACGTTTAAATACAAAACCAAAAAATATACCTACATCACCACGTTGTACTTTTACTCTATATCCTTCTTGTATATCCAACAATTCATCTTGTACTACTTTAAAAGTAATTTTGCTTGGCTGCCCTTTACGATAATATTCAATATTTATATTATCTTCAACAACTGGTATATAGCACTTATTATCAACAGTATGAATGGTTATTAATAATTCATTGCTATTATTCAAGTTTTAACACCTCTTTTAATGTAGGTGTTGATGGATTATACATTTTATTCAAATTCATAACGCTACGCCAATTCAAACTACCTCCACTCGCTAATTTTACAGCTTCATATACAGATTTTTCTTTTGTTACTTTCCAAACACTAGGAATAATTTTATCTGTAGGTCTATTCTCTTTTATAGTATATGTTTCTTTGCCATTTTCATCAGTTTTTACCTCAACTTCTTTTGTAGCATAATACTTATACTCTTTTAGTTGTAAAGGCACTACAACATCAAATCCATTTTTAGCATCTTCACGTATACTATAATTCTCAATGGTAACTAATAAATTAGTATCAAACAAAACTTCAAAACTAGGTGTCATTCTCATTATTATTAATCGTAAAGGCTGTTTACTTTCTTTTGCTATTTTTATTTTTTCTAAATAATGTTCAGCTCCTTTAAATGAATATTCATTTAATAAATTACCTAAAATTCCTATTGAACCACCAAACAAATTATTAAATGCAGATACTCCTATTTCTGTATCGCTTTGGGAATAGTCTGCAAATGGATAATTACTATTAGGCAAAAGAAGCTCAAAAGATATTTCTTTCAGACCTTCTGTTTTAATAATATTTATTTCTCCTTCATTTATAAGATTTACAGTTTTATTTTTATTTTTTATACGTATATCCATTTTAGCTGGTGGAATAGGTAACATCATGTCATCTAAATAAAAATAATATGCCATTATATATGCACCGCCTCAGCTCCATTTGCTGTAGCTTCTGCTATTTGTTCACCTATATGTGTTATAATTCCATCAAAATCAACATCTTTAGAAATATTATTTATATTTTCCATATTAATTTCAATTTTAGCAGTAGTATATTTATTTATTACTTCTTGCTCAGCAATATCTCTCATGAATTTTAAATCTTCGTCCATTATATCCATAGCTTCAGCTATTTTTTTAGTATTATCTGCTGTATCTTTAGTATTTTTAGCAGTATCATCAGTTCCTGCTAAATCCCCATAATTAGGAATAGTTCCTATTTCTGGTGTCGTATAAGGAACATTATCTATTCCATTAAAAACACCTAAATTCTTAAATGGATTTATTATTGTATCAATTACATCATAAGATGTTTTTCTTGCCCATAATTTAGCTTCTAAAGGATTTGCTCTATAAGTTATTTCACTTGTAGCAGATAAATTAGTACCAAATATTTCATTTACTGTGGATTTAACAGCATTAAAAGCATTAATCAACCCATTTATTTTTTCAATCATAAAATTAATAGCATTAGCAACAAATTCTGCTATTTCACCAAATACATTAGCCAGTGTATTTCTAAGACCATTACTTGCTATTTGCCACCCAATAAAAGCACCTACTACTGCCACAATTAAGCCTATTAATATAGGTATAGGATTTCTAGAAATTACTGCATTTAAAATTGCCATTGCTCCACTTGCTAACAAACTTGCAACAGCCATTGCTCTTTGTGCTATACCTACAGCCACAGTCCTAGCATAAGCAATAGATAAACTAGCATTAGTTATAACAATAGCTGTATTATAGGCAAATGTATAAACAGCAGCTAATAACTGTAATCCATTATATACAACTAAGTAAGCAATATATCCACCTAATGCAATACCAGCAGATGTCAACATACCTAACAAAATAGAAAATGTATATTCAATTACAACTCCTAAATTATTAAATCCATCTGTAAGTATATAAACTCCTGCTACTACTGCACCTATAGGTAAAAATATTGCACCCCACATTTCAGCAGCACTCACAGCAGTTAAAGTTTGTGCTATTCCAAGAGTACGAATAAGTTTTATTGCTGTAGGAATATATGCTATAAATTGCAATACATAACCGACTTTACTTATTGCACCTAAAATAGCAGTTTTAGCAGCTACACCAGCAAGGGCTATACCATATAATCCTACTGCACCAATAGCACCACCAAAACCAACAATTATAGTATCAATAGCAAATTTATTTTTATCGTAAAAAGCACTAATTTCATTGGATAACCATTTAACATTATTTATAAATCCATTAATAGCATTAGCACCAATAACCGCACCAGCTACTATATTATCTGCAAAACTTTTTATCAATGGGCTATTAGCTAATTTACTTATCTCAGTATATACAGGCTGAAAAGCATGACTAACTCTACTTTCAATGTTAGTCCATATATCTTGCCATTTTAAAGGAATAGTTTCAAATTGTTTATTTATTTCATCTGTTGCTCCTAAAATAGCATTTTTAATTATTTCTGCTGTTATTTCACCATCTGCACCTAATTGTTTTATTTCTCCCATAGATACACCCATATAATCAGCAATATATTTTTCTATTAATGGTGCAGCTTCAGCTATAGAACGTAATTCATCACCTTGCAATTTACCAGACCCAAGAGCTTGTGTTAATTGTAATAAAGCGTCTTTTTGTCTTTCAATATCTGTACCACCTATATTAAATAACTTCTGAATATTTTCCATAAAAGGTACTATAGTTCTTGGGTCAGGAAATGCTTCTTTTGCAGTCATTGCAATTTTAGATACACTATCTGCCATTACATCATAAGGACCTCTTGCTCTAAGTGCCGATTGATAAATTTGTTCATTCAAAGCTATTGCTTGCTCTTGTCCACCAGCAACTAAGTTTAATCTCGCCATAATACCTGAATATGCGTCAGAAGCTTTGATTAATTTGCTAGGGATTGAAGCTATTTCTTCTATCGCATTAAATATCATATCACCAAAAATACTTCCAATTATAAAAGAACCTGTTAAGCTATCTTTTAAACTTTCAATACTTTCTTTTAATGAAGAAACATTTCTTTCAGCTTGTATAGTATCTATATTAACTTTTAAATATTTACCATCAGCACCATGCCAACGTCCCAACTTATCTTGATATGCTCCTAATGCTTCTAATTGTCCTATAGTATAAGGAATAGTTTTATTTATTCCTGCTATATTATTTTTTATACCATTAGCCATATTTTCCATACTTTGTTCAGCTTTTAAAGTGCTATTCGCCATTTGTTCTTCTGCTAGATAAAGATTATTTACTGCTTGTGTAGCTTTATTAATAGGATTAGATATACCATCTCTCATTTTTATAAATTGTTCTAGAGTAGAAGTAGACAAAATATCATCTCCTTTTATTTTTAGCTTTCTTAGCTTCTTCTTCATCTCGTTTCATTTTGATAGAAATTGCAGCAAAAATAAAGGCCTGTTCTTCCTCAGACAGGCTCAATATTTCGCTGGGCAATTTATGCAGTTTGTGCAGGCAATAATACATTATGTTAGCATATACATCATTGCCGTTTATTAGTTTTTTGCTCGTTTAATTTTTTCTGCCATACCAGAATTAAATCCATTTGCTTCATTTACAGCAAGTATTAAATCGTTATACTCTCCAGGAATGAGCATTTTTTTAGCTAAATCTATCGCTCCTACAGCACCGTAACTATCTTGTAATTGAGCATTGTTTAAATTTGGATAAATAACGCTATTTTCTATCATTAAGTCAGCTAATTTACTTGAATCTGTTTCAATATATGATTGCTGAGTTTTAGGATTAGTTACACGTTTTTTACATTGTGCTTTTAATTTAGATAACTCTGTTTCGGTTAATATTCTAAGTTTCCACGGTATAGGATTATTTTTTTCATCAATAAAGCGTTCAGACGCTACATAATCAACTTCCTTGTATTGAATAGCACTTTCAGCCATAAAAGCTTTTAAATTATCACTCATTTATATCTCTCCTTATTTCATGCCCTCAAGGTCTTTGAATTTTTCAGGCATTTCAAATCCTTCAAAGGTAAAATCTACATCTTGTTCAAGCCAATCACCATCAGCATCAAAGCCAGCTATTGTTGCACCATCTAAGTTACAATCTTTTAAAATAGTTGTCTGTGTACCCACTGAACTTGTTGGGTCATAATTAGTAATAATAATATCAAAATAAAAATCTTGTCCTGTATCTTGATATTGTTTAACAAGTTCATTAAAACGAGAAGTATTATTATAAATAGTCATAGAACCTGTATAATTAACATTTGTCGTTCTATGTCCCACTGCTGTTCGTCCAAGAATAGGTACTTCTACCTTATTTTTTTCAGCTTTTGCTTCTAAATTTTTAGCTTGCATAAGCAGAAATCTTTCTCCATTAAGATTATTTATAACACAAGACGCTAACTTTGCAGATACAACGTCTTTAGCGTGCATTGTTCTATTTGTATCCATTAATTCTCACCAACTTTCTAAGCTACAATAATATTCATATAAAGTTTTTCCATACACATTACAGGCTGTATAGCATATTCACTTAAAACGGTTTCTTTAGATTGTCCCATTGCAGGAATTGGCACGTCTTCTGCCTTAAAATTGGTAATTGCTCTTATTCGTTGCATTTCCTTTTCATAAGCCACAATATCACCCCAAAGAGCCATACGACCTTCATTATCATTTGGTTCTTTTCCTAAGTAGGTTTTATTAAATAATCTAGCTATATCAATAGCGTGTTGGTCTAGCACACGAATAACTTGATTACTAGAAAAATCCTCATTTTTTTCTTTAGTAAAAGATGTAAATGTATTAATATCTCTAAGAATATTTATATCCCCAACTATATCACCATCAACATTGTCTGCTACACGATGAAAGATAAGCATACCATTTGTAATAGCTTTTTCTAATTCTGTTTGTTTATAATTTGTATTTATAGCATATTCACCGTCATATGTTTTATTTGTACAACTTGCATTTACAGCACAAGAAGCTTCTGCACCTGTTACCCAGTAAACTAAATTTGCAGGACTTTCACCTTTATCTATAACAGAATTTTGAATACTAATAACGCCTTCATAATCAGCATTTTCATATCCATAAACTACACATTGAAATTTTGCTCCAACTTCATCACGTAAACGCTTAGTAAACTGTATCATTAAATCTTGAATAGTTTCATCTGTAGAAACACAACCTAAGATATTAAAATAATATGGTTCAATTTTTTCCAAGAAATCTTGGTATTGCAAACCAGATATTTCGCCACCATTACTACCACCTTCAAGTGGTGTACCAGATGTAATAGATTCAGATAATAAGCCTGTACGCTTAAATACTACATAATCATTATCTGTAATTTCTGCCCATGTAGAAATTGTTTGTTTATCCATCATAGTAAATGTAGTGTCTTTTTCTGCTGTAGCTGCACTGCCAACTTGTGCCATTCCTATTATAGAGTTATTAATATCTTTATATTCGTTCAAATAGGTAATTACATCATATTTTGTTTCATCATCAATATTAGGCTGAATTGCAATAGTAAAGTTATTACCTCGAACACCACCATATTTAGCAGTTGCTAAACTATTACTAGCTTTAACTGCTCCATTATTAATTCTATAAAAATAACCTGTTTTTAGATTTTTAAATAAATCTCTCAAAGGTTTCATTTTTTCATGACTGTAATCATAACCAAAATAAAGCATAGAATTTTTCTGAAAATCAGCATTTTCTACTGTAAATACTTCACCTTCAATACCCCAATCTAAATCTAAAGGCATTGCAGCATATCCACGGTCTGCCATATTTACACTAGCACGTACTTTACTAACAAAATTAATATAAGTACCTGGTAATTTTTTATTTTGTGTAAGCCAAGTACCGCCACCTAAAGCCATAATTTATTCCTCCTAATTTTTTTGTTCCTTTATTGGAGCAGATAAGAATTTATCTAATTCTTGTTGTATTTCTTCATGTGTATAATTTTTATTATTAGATAAAATAACCGTCAGTACATCTTTATACTGACGGTATTTTTTAGATTGTAAAATCTGCGTTTTAGTATACATTTATTTCACCTTTTGTTTTTGAATTAAATTTTGCATTAATGGACCTCGTTGGATTGGTCTTATTACAAAGAAATCATAATTTATTTGTAAATGTAAAATATTATCTACTATATTAGCTTCCATATTTGTACCACGAATTAAATCATTTTCCATATAAATATACTCTAATATAGGATAAAGTTTATCTAAAATAGCATTTATTTCTTGTTGTGGTTCTAACTCACTTTTAGGAAAGTACCTTATCATAAATATATTTTTTCTAAGATAACGATTGCCATATATAAGATTAAAACTACTATCTAATAATCTTACATAAAAAGAAGGTTCTTCAAATCCTTGTGGAATATCATTTATATAATAAGTGTAGTTATTACCAAATTCATTATTTAAAGCCTTTATTATACCTTTTACAATATCTTGCCCATTTACATCAACCATGTAAGTGTCTCCTTAAAAAATCGTAAAATCTTTGCTGTACATAAGCATATCCTTCTTGTTCAACTAATTCAGCAGATAACTTCATCATGTGATGACCTTCTACAAAATTTGCTTTTAATCTTTTACCAAGAATAGGCACATATCTACCCACTTTTTGTCTATGTCCATTTTCAACATAAGCTGCATATTCCATAGGATTAAATATAGAAGCTATATAATAATCTCTATGTTTAATAGCTTTTACTATATACCAAGACTTACGAAGTGAGCCACCTTGAGAGATTTTTTTTAATTTAGGTTTTCCTTTATTTTTACCTCGTTTAATTTTACCTACTACTTCAAATGTTCCTTTTCCTACAGGTGTACGTTTTTTTACTTCAGCTAAAAACATAGCTGCTAAATCATTAGCCATTTGTTGCATAAATAAATCTTTATGTTCATTTAATGCTTCTAAATTAGCTTCAAATTGTTTTAACTTTTTAAAATTCTTTTTCATCATGCAAAATCATTATATAACTCAAGATTTATTTCTTGGTGTGTTTTATAAATAGCAGGTTTACCACTACAAACATAATCTGTAGTTAACCCTTGTCTACATATGGATACATAAGAACCAGCTTTTATCAGTATATCGGAAGGTAAAAATAATTTAATACTTTGTGTAAGTTTAGCTTGCTCATCATCTGTTGTACTAGGAAAATTAGAAAAAGACATTCTACAAGAAACATTTTTAAGATAAATTTTTTTTATTTGTCTAGTAATACCTGTATTAACGTCTGTTATTTTTTCATAGGTATAAATATTACAAGTATCTTCATATAGTTTTTCTAAAGCCATTTTAGCCTTTAGTCTAGATTTATCTATATTCATTTTGATAATCTCCTATATTTCCTTAATTGAACTATATAATTTTTTAATATAGAGTTAGCAAATACAACATTGTTAGAACTATTACCAAAATTAACAGTTGTATCTCCCTCTTTTATACTTGTTATATCACCACTAGAACCTTCCTCACTCCCAATATTCTCATTTCTGTAAATATCCATAGCCATTCTATAGGCAGTATTTACTAAGCCTTCAGGTAATTCATCAATATTACAGTAATTTAATATTGTTTCTTCAACATCATCAAGAATAAATTGAAGGATTGTATCCTTTTCATCGGATACAATCCCCAACAAATTTTTAAAGTTAATTACCTCTAGCATAATATCAGCCTACTTTATGCTTAAATGCCACCATGCGAATTTGTTTAGGCTCATAGACACGTTGCCAGTTTTCAGGATTTTCAAGTTCTGTAAATGTAGGAGTTTCTACATTAGCTCGTGCTGTATTAGTCCATTTAATACCTCTAGGGTGCATGATAAAGCATTGACGATTAATAAGATAATCAATACCAGAACCCATTAATTTTTCTCGGTCAGTTTCGGTAGCAACAAAACCTTCTGGACTACCATTACCCAATGCAATAGCTCCTTGTCCAAAAAGATACGTTGTATATACGCCTTCATCTACTGGGCAACCATCATCAACAATTACTCTACGGTCTTGATATGTTTCAAATTCTACAGAATTACTGTCTCTTTCTGTAGAAATGAGATTTTGCTGTTTTAAATAAGATTTTGTTTTAGAATGCATAATTACACCTGTAAGTTGGTCTTGTGCATCTCCTAAAAGCTGCAATGCTTCAATAAAAGCAGAAGCAGAAATATTAGCAGCTTTTCCACTCAATGTAGACGTATCATACACATGGTCTTCTTTCATTTTTTCAGAATCAAAGACACCTTTTAAAATACGAAGTAATACTTTTTGTCGTTGACGTTCCCAATATCTAGCAACAAGTGTTGCAATAGCTTCCATAGGGTCTTTTCCAGATAGTTGTGCAGATAAATCTGTAGCAGCCCAAGCTTTAGCAAGACGAATAGTAGTAGATACATCTTGATTAGATGTAATTTTAGCTGGAGTTAATTTATTACCTTCAATTACAATTTCAGCATCTCCTGTCAAATCTTCAAAGAAAGGCATATGGTGAATTGGTGCTGGTTCACTTGCTAAGCGGTCAAATTCTGCATTATTACTAACAATTCCGCTTTGGTAAAGTGCAGATAATTCCATAGAACGATTTATCACATATGGGTTAAATAGCTCTGGTACAATAATATCTTGTAAAGTTGTTGCCATTAGTTAATACCTCCAATATTTACCCCAACAGCTTGAGCCAATGCTCTAGCTTGCTCAGGATTTTCTCTAAATAATTTACCTTGTTCAGTAAGATTAAAGTGTTCTTTACTAAATGGATTATTTATAGGATTACCACCATCTTTAGGTTCATAACGCTGTTTATCATTTTTAAATAAAAAAGGCTTAGATTGTTTCAATGGATTAATCTGTTCATCTAAGCCTGTTACTGTACCATCATCAGATACAATTAATTTAGTTTTATCAATTAAACTTGCTACAATATCAACATCTTGTGCTGTGTTAGTTAATTTTAATTTTACTGCACTATCAATACGTAAATTTTTTAAATCTTGCTCGTATTTAGTTTTAGAAGATTTATTTTCTTCTTGTAACTGTTGAATAGTACTTTCTAATTTTTCTTTATCTCCAGCTGTTTTCTTCAATGTTTCAAGCTGTTTATCACGTTCTTTAATCTGCATTTCAAGATTAGATTTAGCTGTAGTAGTTTCATCAAATTTTGCTTTTTCTACATAATTATCTTTTAAAAATTTCTTTAAACCTTCTGTTGCTTTCTTTTTTGCTTCATCTGCAAGATTTAAAGAAGCAATATATTCTTCAATAGTCATCTTATCTTCTCCTTTATCAACCTGCTGTATAAGTACCTGTAATAGAAGCTGTACTTTCATCATCTAAATGTGCAGTACCAGAAATGCTTGTACCTGTAATATTTAATTCAATTGATGTAATTTTTGCACCAATATCACCTTTTGCTCCAGCTACTCCTTGCTCACCAGTATCTCCTTTTGGGCCTTGTTGTCCGACATCCCCTTTTTCTCCTTTTTCACCTTTAAGAGAATTTAAAAAATCATCTTCTGTCTTATCAGAATTACCTTCTTGTGATTTCCAAAGTTCATAAGCAGATTGACCATTTTCTCCTTGTGGTCCTGGAGTCATTGCTCTATTATTAGCATCTTCAATTCCTTTTTCCATATTATTCATTAAATCTTTTGTAATAAGTTCTCCCTCTGTCCAGTCATGTTTACTATACATAATATTATTCTTCCTTTCCTATTATACATTGTCCTATTTTTCCAGTTCCAATAACCGCAACTTTCGTTTCGGCTGTATAAATGCGGTTATTTTTTACACAGTCTTGAATAATCCTAATAATCTCATATTCATTTAAATCAGCTACCGCACTAAACGGGAAATCTTGTTTAAATAAATTAAGATATTCCATAATCCATTTATACATCTTCATCACCACCTTTCTAAGTCCAAAAACCACCATTATATAAAATAATATTCCATATAATTACCCAAAACATTCTTACCAAAAAATTTATTTCTACAGTATTTCCATTACACAAAATCCCACTTACTATCTGCGTAGTAAATAAAATTATTGTTAATATATGCCATATATCCATTCAACCATCTCCTTAAAATTAAGAACAACAATATTTATCATTTTGTCATTATTTATAGGTTTTAGTTTTATCAATAAAAACTTCTTTCCAATCACTATATTTCATATTACCATCAATATAATATGTTTTATTTTCATCATTTCTAGCAGCTCTTTGACTTCCTTTTAAATTTTTTATATGTGGAATTATGCAACTTCTACACCAACAATGAAAAGGTGGAGCTGTTATACCTATTTTAAAATCAGACATATTGAACACTTTCCCATCTAAATATCTACAAATATCTGATGTTCTACGGTCTAAAGTAGCTAATATTTCATATTCCTTAACATTTAAATTATTTAAACTATCTTTTTCACCTAAAGTAATAAAATATGCTGATTCAGTCGCAATTAATCGCCCTGCCTGACTTAAAGATGTATTCATTTTTTTAGCAAATTCTTTTACAACTTTATCTTGCGGTGTCCCTCTTACTAAAAGCTGCACTAATGTATTTTGTAAGGTATTAATTAGTTTATTTTTATCTTTCCATATACGGTCAGAAAAGTTTAAATTATCAATAGCCCATGGTCTAGTAAGAATTTTTTCAAGAGTTTTTGTATCAATTTTAACTATTTCAAAACCCATATTAAAACCTGCTTGTAATTCATAAGCTGTTTTATAATAGGTATTTTGATATGTGTCTTGCATAGCTTCATACATTCCATCTAAATAATTGCCATATAGATATTCTAAATGTTCTTGTATTTGTAATTTAATTGCTTCAAGTCTTGATATATGAAATTTAGCTGAAGCATTTTCTAACTGTTTAGTCCAATCATTAGTAATGCCATTTTCTTTAGCTCGTTTTATATATTGTTTTAAGGTCCATTTAAACTCTTCAAGTTCATTATTTTTTAAAAGTAATTTAGCTGCTCTTAAGCTTACATCATTATTAACTTTTAAACGCATATACCATTTAGCAATATCTTTTTCAAGATTATCTATCGCTTCCATATACATATCTTTTACACGTTCTAAAAATTCATCTTCTTGACTTAATTGTGCTTCATATAATTGCTCAAATCTTGCCTTCCAATACTCATTATCAGGTATTACCATTACCTTCACCACCGTCAAAAGCTTTACTATAAATATCTTCTAAATCTTGCTTTTTCTTTTGTTCATCTTCTAGCTGCTTTTCTTCATCTTCTGCATTTTCGACAAACGGGTGATTTTTTAGAATAGTTTTATTGGATACTACTCCAACAGATTTACTACACATATCTACAAGTTCAGCATCATTTTTAATACTTGTCCTTGTCCAAGTTTGAATAATTTGTTTAGGTTCAAATCCTTTATATTTACAGATAGCACGTATAAGTTCACCAAACCCAAGCCTAAATTCAGTTTCTAATAAACCAGCCTTTAAATCTAATAAAGAATATAAAAACTTCATAGCTTCACCACTGGTATTATCAAATGATTGCTGTTGTGGGTCCACTCCTTGTCCCATACTAAAAATAGCTTTTCTTGTTATTTCTAATAACTCTTTCCTTGCTTCAACTGGTATTTCAATTGTTAATGTAGATACTCCACTTTTGTCAGAAGCGTCATCACTTTCTGTTTTAATAGCTTTATAATATTTTAGGTCATTTAGAAATTCGTTTAAATCTTGTCCTCCATAATTATTAAGTATAAAAATAACTTCTTGGATATCTTCTAAATCATCTACAAATCCACTATATGTTTTATCATAAACATCAATAAGTGATTTTATCTTATTAAAATCATTAGTTAATGTATTATTATTGGGAAATTCAATAAAAGGTATTTGTTCAAAATTATGATTATAAATATTTGTTGGCTGTCCGTTTATACCCGAAGTAGTAAAAATATTATATGGTTCAAATACCTCTCCACGTTGTCTATAAGTAGCACATTTCGTATTATTCCATAGCTCACAAATATCCCATTCTTTCCCTTCATCATCAATAGATTTATATGTTCTAAGTACAGCCTGTAGCTCTTTTTCCAATCTCGTACTATATACTGGATAAATTTGCATAGAAGGAATAACTGCCCAACGAAAACCTTTTACATTATCAATCCAATAATGTAGCCAACCAACACCACTATTACTTGCTTCTACACATAAATCTTTAGCTTTTTTAGCATAAGCATCTCCTAGAACATTTGCTATATACTCATTCATAATATCATCTTTAACATCAAATAGCGGTGGAGCTGTAAAAAGATAACTTGCTTTTTGATTTACCAATAACTGATGAAAATTAAAAGCTATTTTATTATCTGCACATCGTAAAGGATTAGGTTTTCCTCCCTGCAATTTTTCCTTTGGTTTTCTATGCAATATATCGTTATCTCCTAGATAATATCTTTGTGCTATTAGTGCATTTCTTACAAATACCGAGTGATAAGATAAATATTTATTTATTAAATTTCTAGCTTGCTCTAAATTCAAATTAAATTACCTCACTTAAATATACTCATGCCACCTTTAGATAAATCTTCTGCTATGCCTGTAGTAGAATCTGGTGCGTCATCGTGTTTATTTTTACCTTCACGTTGATATTTAGTCATTGCCTCATAATAGTCTGACCATCTATTTTGCCAACCAACAGGAAAATAGATATGTTCCATAACCCAAGTAGCATTAGATAAAATACGAGCTTGTTTGTTTTTGGATTGGTGAAACCATTTTATTACACATTTATTAGTTCCTAATTTTTCTAATAAAATACGTCGTACACTTCTCGCAAATCCACGTCCACCATTGTTACTTTCAAATTTAGCTTTATTTACTCCATTTATATATAAAGCATGAGCTACAGTATTTTCTGTAACTTCCATTGATGCTTTAGTATATATAACATCTAATACATATGCTTCATTTTGAAAAGTAGCTCCATAGATAATGCAACATAAATAATCGTCGCCTTCATCTGCTGTATCTACATAAGCCCTAACTTGTTTAAATGTAGGTAAATCACCAGTATAAGTTTTAAAATTACTATATAATCTGCCTTTTAAATCTATTGGTTCTTGCTGATAATTTGCAGACCAAATATCCAACCCCATAGCTTTTTTCTTATCTTCACAAGATTTAGCAGATAATATCTCATCACATAGCATAGAATTATCATCATAAACTGCTTTAAATTTTATATGTTCTACTTCATCACAAGAATAATGTTCTAAGGCTCTACCAGCTAAATCATCACTAGCCCAACGAGTCATAATAATTATAATTTTTCCGCCTTCTTCAAGACGAGAAAGCATGGTATTTGTAAACCATTCCCAGTGCTTTTCTTTAACAGTTTCATTATTGGCTTCTTCTGCATTTTTGATAAGGTCATCAATTATCAAAAGGTCGCAACCAAAACCTGTAGCTGTACCTGTAGGACTTGTAGCAAGATAATTATTATAACCACCTTCTAAACTCCATAAATTCATAGCACCATCGCCACGTTTTATATGTGTAAAAGGAAATACATCATGAAATACTGGTTTATATATATCTGCTTTAGCTTCTTGTATATCATTTCTCACATTTTTAGAGAACATAGTTGATAAAGTTTCATTATAACTTCCAGTCATTATTTTTTTTGTACGGTCTTTTCCTAATATCCATTCAACAAATAATCCTGCTGTACGACTTTTACCATGTCTGGGAGGAACATTTAAGATTAATACTTTCTTATCTGATGAAATAAAATTTTGAAGTGTATTACAAATATCAACTAAAAAAGCTCTATCTAATTTATAAAATTCTGGAGCTTTTAATTGGGCATAAAAAAAGAACTCACGTCTTGCAAGTTCTATCTTTGCACCTAATGCTATTAATTTTTTATCCATCATTTTTCGCCAACTTTATTAAATCCTCTGTAGTCAAATTCTCATAAGGATTAATGGTTTTGATATCACCTTTCACTTGTAATTTATCCGTGAAGATGCCTAGATGTTTACCCAAAAGCTCCAAAGCTTTTATTTTATCAGTAACTCTAATCTGTTTAGACGGTTCTGCAAATCCTATATTAGCAAGTTCATTTAAAACTTTATCCTGCGTTATTTCAGTTCGTGCTTCTATTTTTTGCTGCAACTGCCGTATTTTTTCTTGAATGTCAAGTTTTGACAAGTTCTCACTTGCTATTCTGTTTGCTGTTTTTTCAGAATAACCAGCTCGAATTGCTGCCCGAGTAGCATTTAAATCTATAATATATTCTCTGCAAAATCTTTCTTGTTTTGCTGTAAGTTTTGTCAAATCACCTCACCACCTAAAATTTTGTACTAAAAAAGCTACCTACAAATTAATGTAAGTAGCCTATCTTTATTATAAATTCAATTTATAACCTAATGATATTGCCATTTCTTCGGTTATATTTTCTGCTTCTAATGCTTTTAATCCTTCATGTTTCTTTGTTGCCCAATAGCCGTATTCTCTAACTAATGTAGAGATTGCACATTCTCTGCCTTTAGATAAATCTAAAATAGCTTCAAGAATTTCATCAGCACGACAACTATCTTCAATAAATTCCCCTATTTTAAAACGTGTACTCTTATTAATATCTTCTACTCTCATAATAATATACCTCATTAAGCTGATTTTCTTTCTAATTTACTAAATAAATTAATAAAATATATCTGACCTTTTCCTGTTACTTTAGTTGTTTTCACAATTTCAATATGGTCAGAATGATTAATTGTTCTTTCTTTTATCTCAAATAATCCCATATCCATTGATTTTTGTGTAGGACTATTATATGCTGAACCTTTTTGCTTAATAAGATAACCATTTTCTCTTAAATATTGAAATAAACGTTTTTGACCAATATCATAACCATTTTGTTTAATAAGTTTTGCAAGTTCTCCTATAAGAATTGACGTTTTTGCAGTTGCTACAGCTTCAGCGAATAATACTTTAGGTTTATTAATTTCAAGTTGTTTTTCAACCTCAACACGTTTTGCTCGTTCTTCTTTTAAATCAGTAGCAAGTTTTATAATTGTATCTGGATTTAATAATACTTCTTCGATTTTAGCTGGTGTTAGATATCCGCCGTGCTTACGAATAGACGGTAACACTTCTGAAGTTATCCAACGTTTAAACTTTTTGGCACTAGATAATTTTGAAGAAAGAACTAATGAATACAAACCAGACTCATTAATAATTGTTGCACCTCTTTGTCCAAAACTCGACGACGTTTTGTCGTTGAGTTGTTTATCTTCATCATCTACATGCATTGCTACAGCTTTATTAGTATCACTATAACCTAAAGCTTCCGCTATATCTCTACCAACAAACCAAACTTCATTATCTTTTGTAATAGTTCTAATTTGTCCGAATTCTACATTATTAAATATTTGTAAATCATTCATAGTTTGCACCTCATATTAAGTTTTACTTTATAGAAGTACCATTCTATGATATAATAGATTTCACAGAAGATTACTTCTATGCAATACACTCGCGTGAGCTTTGGTCGGTTCGATAGCGGGTGTATTTTTATTTGTCTAAAAGTAAATTAATCCCTTGTCTAATTGCTTCACCTTTAGATATTTCATGTTTTTTACAGTATTTAAGTAATTTTTGTTCTGTATCAACATCAAGACGAATACTGAATTTAATAGTTTTAGGATTATTTACTTTGGGTCTGCCAACTTTAGCCTGCCCCACTATCGCCTGACCGACAATAGCGTTTTCATCTAATGTTAGCATTCTATTCACCTCCTAATTTTTGTCCCACATTTATAATAAAATATGTGGGACAAAAAGCCAAGAAGTATTTCTCACCGACCACGAAAATTTAAAGTTGGGCATATTTAAAGCACCTATTTAGGTGCTTTAAATATGTTTATATGTTATAATATCTCTCGTTGCCCTTCCTATACTGGTAACAGTTAGGAGGTGTCCATGTGTCAAGATTTATCATGTTTTTAGAAGCTGTCATGGCAAGTATAGTTGCCTACTATATTTGCAAAGGGTTAGATAAGCTTCTTTCGGTTTTATGTGGCAACTAGCCTAGCTTCAGCGTTAGCTATATAACGCAAGAAACCCCATGAAGGTGCGAGCTTCATGGGGTTTTGCTGTCCATATGACAATTTATCATGTTTTGCCTATATTTAGTATAGCATATTACATAAATTTTGCAACATGAAGGCTATTATTCTAATATAAATTATAAAAATACATATTATTATTAAAATATATGGGTATATACCAATATTTATACAAGATAAACTTATAAAACAATAAAACCGCTAGTATTTTTACCAACGGTTTATCTTTTTCTTTAACAAGTATAACTATATCACAATTAAAGTATGAACTTCTATGAATTTTAGTGAACTTTAGTGAACTAATTTTTTATTTTTTTTGCAACAATGGATAATCCTTGAGAATGTAATGTATGCACCCATCTAAATGAACAATTAATAGAACAAGCAATTTCTTCCCATTTTCTAAGAGAAACATAACGTAAAATAAGTACATTCTTAATATTTTCGCTCATATTTATATTGTTTAAAAAAGATTTTATTTCTATACGTTTATTTAGCCATTCTAATTTTAATCTTTCCATTTCTTCTTCCTGTTGTTCTAATTTAGATATAAAATCACTGGTATCATGTTTTATATTACTAAAACCTGTACGTTCTTTATATGAGGGAATTAACATAATAGATGTTGCACGTAATTCTTCTAAATCTGCATTACATCTTAAACATACTTGTTTAGCCTTATATACCTGTTGTAAATATTCTTTTGCTTCATCTATTTTAGTCATTATTTCTATACTCCTTTATTTCATATAAACACTAAAAGGATAGCTTTATTTTAGCTATCCTAATTAGTGGATTTATCCTATTAAAAATATTGTAGTTGCTATTAAGCACAATATAATACTTGTAATTTTGATTATAGGAATATTTCTTTTATAAAATTCTTGTTCTGTCTTTAATGGTATTCTTACCAACTTAGGTCCATTATTATTCATATTTTCCTACCTTCATTACTTTTTTATTATCTGTTTCCATATCCCAGAAATCAATTCTTAACATCTTTATATTAAAATGTTTCCATAAAAACTCATTACCACGTTTGAATACTTTCCTACAAATAGATTTAAAAAACTTTCTACGGTCCATTTTCTCAACAGCTCTTTTATATGTTGTATCTGCATATTGTCCATCATTTGTAAGAGGATTTATCCCTTCCTTTCTCATTCACTCACCAGCCTTTATATTTTTTACTACCTTTTTAGAAAATTCTTTTGCAAATCTATGTTTTAATGTACAGTTATTTTTATTACATGGTTTCTTATTAATCCAACACATATACCCTGTATCGGCTTCATAATATCGTTCATCGCACTGCATATTACTCACCTTCTATTTTCTCGGAAAACCTTATCAAAAGTGCAGCAGCCTGATATATTTCTTTTTGTATATTTTCCTTGCCACCTAGTTTGGTTTTTGTTTTGTTAGGTAAATATGTTTCATTAACGGCTTGAGCTATCTCCCCAACTTCTTCTTGAACAAGCCCGAGCCATTGATGAGGTGTTAGCTCGCTTTCATCGCCCCACTGCTTATTTTGCTTATTTACTTCTAACATAACTTTATTTTTTATTTTCATTAAATTATCTTTTAATCGTGGCTCTTTTCGTCCTAATAAATCATCTGTAGATACTTCTAATAAGTCGGCTATTTTGCAAAGCATTTCATATTTTGGCTCACGACCTTTATTTTCATAAGCAACATAGCTAGTATACGGAATATTTAAAACATCAGCAAAATCTTTAGCAGTTTTATATCCTGCTTTTTCTCTATAATATTTTAGATTTTCTTGAAAGCTCATACCTATTCTCTCTTTTCAATTTCTTCAACCAATTCTGGATTGTCGTACTTATTGCCTCCTACATAAAACTCGGTAATACTATCTTCAAATGGTTCATTCAAAGTAGTGCTATTTAATACAAAACCCCGACGTTCATTATCAAAATCAACCAAGGCTAAATATTCGTCATCCACGTTCAAAATATCACCCTCATACACATCATGTCCATAAGGGTCTGTAGTTACATACTGACCTAACGTATATAAGTGTATTTTCTTAGAACGATATTGACCTTTTGGTAATATTAGATGCGTATCACCTTTTTGAATGTATGAACCATATACCCATGTATTATTCTTTTTTTCTTTAGCTCTAAACAATATCTTATCCATGCTTTCATACCTCAATAAAATTAATATTTGGATACATATCCAGGAGCATTTTCTTTTTTATTTTGTATGCTTCTGTTTTTACACCTTTAACATCAATTATTTCTCTATGTCCATCAGCATACTCAACTTCAAAATCAGCTACATAACGTATACCCTTTGTACGCTCCCCATTCTCTAATGTAAATCCTCTTAAAATCAAAAATTCTGGCTGTAACTTTATCCAATTTATTTCTCCATTAATACGTTTAGCTTTTAATTTTAAATAGTATTCCGCTTCTTTCTTACTATCAAATTTTAAATTTCCTATTATTGTTTTTTTGGCATTATATTTTGGTCTATTTTGCATTACTTTTAACTCCATAAATATTTAATATTTCTGTTATATGTTTTGTTGCTTTTTCCTTAGTTTTAAAACAATTACCTGTTATAAAAAAAGCATAATCCGTTGTTGTTTCGTCCCATTTATCTTCTATAACATCACCTGAAATACCAACATAATAATATGTTTCCTGTTCTTTTGGTTTCCAACAAATTTTTTTCTTTACAGTATTTTCAACTTCTTTTTTTATTCTATTAAATTCCTTTTCTATTTCCTTATACTTTTTTCTGCTTTCCAACAATACTTTACGTTCACCTTTATCTAAAGTATAAGTAGTAGCATATATCTTATACTCATCTTTTAAAAAGAATGGATTAGGCTCTAATATTTCTAAAAAAACAATATCCTCTTTTTTTATTATCCCAGCATTTCCACTTATAAATTCACTCATTATTATTCCTCATCTTTTTAAAACTAATTACTACACAAAAACCATTTTCTTTATCTTTAGCAATCATTGTATTTTTACTAAGAAAATCAACTACATCTGGATTATTTTTTCCATAGAAATTTGCTCCTAATTTGTTGATATCATGAAATAATCAAATCCACCTGTAATTTTCCCACCATGTGATTTAACTATTTTAGGTTCGTTTATATCTTCTTTAATCTCACCTATAGATTTAAGATAATCAGCATATTTATATAGTCCTTCTAAGTTGTTAGTATCATAAAAACTTGCTACTAAACCATATTTATTTTTTAATCCTGTTTCTGCCATTAAACGATTAATGTCATTTCTACGTTTTTCCCTCTTAGCTTTATTTTCCACTTCTATTCTTTTCTGCTCTGCTTCTATTTTTCTTTTAGGTTCAGGGTTCCAATACTCTTTATGCTCTTGATAAAATGCTTTGCTATAACATTCTTTACAGCAAAATCTTTTGTTTTTATAATTACTTTCAAACTCTTTTCTACATTCAGGATTTGCACATATCTTTTTCATAATCACACCGCCTGTGCTAATCTTATACGATAATTTTCTGCACCTTTCATTCCAACAGGTTTTGTCATTTCTGCAATTCTACTCATTATTCGTTCTCCGAATAATTCAAATAGTTCTTGCATATTATAATTAGTAGTTATTATCGTTGTAAGATTATTTTCATATCTAGTATTTATTAGCAAAAATAAATTTTCACGTTCCCAACTACCCACCATTTTTAATTTTCCGCTATTATCTCTATCTTTTTCTGCTCCAAAATCATCAAGAATTAATACGTCAACTTGTTTAGCTTTATTTACTAATTCTGTTGCTATTAAAGCTTTTTCCTTATCATTAAAACCTTGTTTTATACAGTCAAATAAATTTGCTGTAACAACCATCATACTTGGTATATTTTGCTTTAATAAATTATTTAATATAGCTGCTGCAAGATGTGTTTTACCACACCCATATCGACCGTGTAACCTCAATCCCCTACATTTAGGAGTATAGTTCGTACAAAAATTTAAACAATCATTATAAGCTTTCTCTGTTGCTGGTAATACTCTAAAATTATTAAAGGTCTTACTTTCAAAAAGTTTACCTACATTGCTTTGCTCCATAAGCCTATTTATTTTTTCTTGCTGTTTATAATTTTTCCAGCGTTCACAATTACTGTAGCTTATAAAATATTTACCAGCTTGTTCATCTACTTTTACATAAAAACAATTCTTGCAATCAATACCATGCTTATTACAAATCTTACATTTTTCTTGTCTATACATAGCGTCAACTAATGCCATTTCATTTTTAGAAAACTCACTTGATATATATTTTATTCCTAGTTCTTTACATACTATTTTCCCATCAATCAAGCTCTGCCCAGTTGATATCTGTTCCTGTCTTTCTTTGAGCCTGCGTTGTAGTTCTTGATAGATTGCTAAATTGTGATTGTCCATTAGATTCACCTCCTGCTATTTTCAAATTTGCCCAGCCTCTTAATATTCCACCTGTATATTTAACAAAGCTTATTCCTTGCAATTTTTTAGAACTTTGCAGTGCTTTTTTTAGAGCCTGTATAGTTTGTTCTGCTCCATAAACTTGTGCATATTCTCTAAGACAGGCTATTTCATTAGCTCCTGGTGTTCCTCCTAGATTAGAGCCGATTCGATTTTGATAGAAAATAAGTACTTGACTTTCTGCTGGAGAAATGTTATCATCACGCGCGTTATTATATATATTATTCTCTATATCTCTATTACTCTTATTATGGCTAGCGTTTTCACTAGCATTTGTACTAGTGATTGGGCTAGTAATTGGACTAGCATTTGTACTAGCGAAATTATCATGATGTGTTCTCAATCCTTTATCATTGTTGGCTTCTAGCGTTTTATTTTTACTAGCAGTTGTGCTAGTGATTGTACTAGCAGTTACACTAGCATTTGTACTAGTAGTTGTACTAGCGAAATTATCATGATAATTTTTTAATAGAGAATAACTTGAGGCTTGACCTCTTTTTTTACTAGGCGTATATTTTATTAAATTTAATTTTATTAAAATTTTTCTACGAGATATTAAAGAGCTATCAGAGTTAATTCGTGCTAATTCCATTAATCTTTTATTGTCTACATAAAAAACTTCTGGTCTTCTTGCTTTATTCCATATATATACAAGCTTAAAATATAATAATTGTGTTTTTTCATCTAAATTAAATTGTTCAGCATAATTATCATTAAAAGAGTTTAAGAGATTATGAGCTTTTAATTCCATATTTTTTACCTCATGGGAAGGTGCTTGACTTAGCAAGCACCTTTTCCTATTTATTGTGCCACTGTTGGCATTTGTACAACATTATTTGGTACATCTATTACATTTTCTACAATTTCTTTAGAATTAATTTCTGTATTTGAAGCATTATCTTCTGTAAATAATGTCTGCTGGATATTATTTCTATTACCTTCTAAATATTTAATTGCTTCGTCTGCTATAATATTAAGCTTATCTACTACGTCATAAGTAAAAAATCCTTTTTGTCCATCTTCAAAACTATCAGTAGGATATTTTCTTATATGTGTATTAATAGGTATCCATACATCATCATCTGTTAAATGAAAAAGACAACTAATTATTGCTGATGTAGCTTCATTAGAACCTTTAAAATTAACTTTATATATTTTTATTCTTCTAGAAAAAATTGCTCCTATTTTAAAAATATCTAATACTGGTTTAATTAAATCATTTAGTGCATTATAAAAACTTGGCAATGGCTGTTCTACATAATTATTTTTATGTTCTTCTATAACACAATTATTTTTATCAAGTACTTTGTAAAAGATATCAAGTGTTCCATTACTTTTTATTTCTACTTTAGTTATAAATCGGCTGTTCATTTTACCGCCTCCATATTCTTTCTAGTTAACTTATAAATTTTTGCTATATCTTTAGTTAATGCTATGGATTGTAAAATATATTTTTTCAAAAATGTTAATTTACCAATGTTATGAATTTCATTGTGATGTACCCTACAAAGTGGTAATACTTGCATTCCTATTTGTGGTATTTCTTTTCTATTTCTACCAGCTCCTATAGCATCTACATGATGAAGTTCCGCTTTTTTACCACACACTGCACATCTTTTCTTCATTAAACAAGCCCATACATATTTAGGAATATCTTCACATAATTCATATAAAGGTTCTCCTATATCTATATCATGAAGTATACAAAAATCTATTAAATACGTTATATATAATCTAGCTACTTCTACACTACAATCTGATAAAGAAAAATCCGTATCAAAACTACATGGAACATGACCATTAAACATTTGTTTAGTTATTTCTTTTGTTGCTTCTAATGGAGTATATCCCCACCATGCTGAAATATATCCCAACAAAACAAAAGCTTTTCTTCTTTGAGCCATACTTATTTTTCTACTATCTGGTATTTCAACAATAATTTTTCTAGCTGTCTTTGTAATCTCATTATCTTTACAAGGAACGAAGGCGATTACACCGCCTTCAGTTCTCTTTACAATTTTTCCATACTTAATCATTAAAATGGAATTTCTTCTCCAAAGTTTTCAGCTAAATTATTATTGTTTTCTAATACTTTTTTTGCAGGTGGTTCAATATCTGTAATTCCTTCTACTGGTCTAATTGATATTAACTTAACAGCAGTAGATAATCCGCCGTTACGATTAATATATTCTTCTTCCCTAAATACTCCACCAAATAATTTTCCTTCTAAACTTTTTTCATTCCAATTCCACTTATATCCTGAATTTGATTTTTCAATATTTAATAACATACCTTTAAAACGTCCCATGCTATCACCTTCTGTAAGCTGATAATATGAACCTCTCCATTTTGCTTGTTCTTTATTTCGTTCTTGTTCTTGTAGATATTGATTTAGGTAAAAGTCTTTATATTCACCTTCTGCAATATCTATTGCAAGTTTTAACATCTCTTTTCCATTCTTAGATTTAGTACATTCAGCTCTAACAATGCTACATACATAGCCACCAGCAGGTAATTTTTTATATTCTCCTGTAATAGCTTCTACACTATCCCAATTTGCAGGTTTATTCATCATAGTTAATTACTCCTCATCATTTTCATATTTTATTAATTGTTCAATTACAGTTTTTATATCATTAGGTATTTCTTTATCAAAACACCCCATAGGACTTTTTGCTGTTGAATGATTAGCATATGTTTCAAATACATAGTTGCCATCAACTGCTTTAGCTAACAATACTGTTGTAAATTTACTCTCTAAAACGATTTTATCTAACTTTTTACCACTGGTTTTTATACGTGTAAAATAAAAACCACTGTCATCTCTATCTGTTTGAGAATGTGCAATACATATAACTGTTAAATCATCTCTTAATAAATGCAATTTGGAAATTACTCTCCATATACAGGTAGCTAAATCTTGCCATTTATCATAATTTTTTTCTTTCATACGAGCCATTTCATCATCAACCATAATGGCATTTATAGTATCTATTACAAGAACTTTTATATCTTTAAAATCTGTATCAATCCTACTAATAACATTTTCTATAGCACCTACATTTGAAGTTTGAACATAATTTTTATTTTCTGTATTATATTGTTTCTTCCAACCTTTCCAGCTAAGACCTTTTCTATCTGCGTCAATAATAAATGTAGTTTTATAATCAAGATTACGAAGGCTGGTAGTTTTACCAGCTCCGCTTTCGCCCATTATACAAACAACTCTACTCATTTAAAGCACCTCATTTTATTTGGATATTTTGTTTTGTAATTATCTGAACACCATTTATTTCAATACCTTGTTTTATTGAGTTTTTTAATGCCACTTTATCAATTTTAGGTTCTTGTGATATTAAATATTCTGCTGGTATATGTTCTGTAGAATTAATCTCTAATTGTTCAGATTTTCTAAAACTAACTACAACTTTTGCAGTTTCAAATTTATGTCCTTCTAAATTATCAGCTAAATATTTTTTTAATCCTTCTACTTTATTATTAAGAACTCTCTTTCTATTGGTTAAATTTTTAGCTTCTTCATCAATAGCTTTTACTTCTGCACTTAGATTTTTTATATATAAAGCCACATTTTCTCGCTTGTCAGTTAAAACCATATTTAATTCATCAAGACGAGCAGGATTAATTATTTCTCCTGTCTCCATATCCACACATTCTTCAATAGCCTTTTCAAATTCTTGTTTTATTTCATATAAATTCATCACGCCACAGCCTTTCTATTTGTTATTATCTGCACATCTGGTGGTAAAGTATCTGCATAGCCATTACCTTCATCATCAAAATATTCAATATGCCAACGGTTATTATCAAAATATATATCACTTAATCTACCGTTTAAAATATTTTTATATTCCCAATCAGTTATACAATTAGTTGCTATAACCAAGATTGGTTTAACATCTTCTTTATATTCATAGATAGCAATTGTTTTCATTTTTTCACTCCTATGCTATACTTAAATTACTAATAAATTTTTATATAGTTACTTATCTGATTGCCGTCATTTAAGCAACTTTTTTCTTCTAGCCTGCATTTGCTTAATAGCTTTGTAGGCTTTTTTTAACATAACTAAATCGAAGTATCCAAAGTGGCATTCTTCTACAGGTATTTCTAAGATTTTAGCCATTTCAGCATATGCTTTCTTGCGTTTTTTACTCCTGTTTGGCTTACCTTGCCAAAAATTATCAAATTGTTGATGGCATATATGTTTTAGCTTTCGCATTTCTGGATTGGCTAATATTCCGAATGCTTCTTTTGGTCTTGGTTTATGTGTTCCTACATAAGCCCCACAATTAGTACATATATAACATTTACCGCTACCATAACTTTTACCATGATATATATTTTTATTATCTGTATATATCACCTTGCCACCACATAAATTACATACTTCAGGATAAAGATTTATTTTAGAATGGAAACCATTCACCATATGAGATAGCCCCTTCCAAATAGAATTTACTGCTTTTATCTAATTCATCTTTAGGTAAATAATCTCCATATACATCAATAAAATTATTCCCTTCAACAGCTTTAAAAATAATATCTTCATTTAAATCATCTTGTACTTTAACACGATAATTCAACTTCAAAGCCTTTATACATTCAGATATAGATATCTCTCTATCTTCATTCAAGATTTTTTCTTTAAATACCCAATCTTGAGTAATATCCGTTATTTTTCCTTTAATGGCTTTACACGGTATTATTTCTCCTTGTTTATTTCTTATTAAGGCAATCATTTTTACCACTCCTTTTTGTTTTTTGAGCAAATGAATAACATTGACGGTCATCAGCACACACTGGAACAGGTCCATTAGTTAAATACAATATATGTCCCTCTCCCTTATTTAGGTTTTTACCGCAACGCCAACACTTCATACTAAATCCCCTTTTTTCCCTTGAACAAAAGCTAATACACTGCTAAATTTGTATCGCACCATTTTTCCTTCTCTTATTTCTTTAAAGACACCACGATATCCAAGTTCTCTAATCATACTAGGCTTTAAGTCTGTAAATTCTTGTATCTGTTTTGCAGTAGATATTCCAGCAGGTGAACAATACTTGCTATAATCATTTTTACCGCTTAGTTGTTGTTTTAATAATTTGTTTTCCTCTTTCACCTTTACATAATCAATAAGAATATCTCTAATATTTTCTAATGTACTTTGTTCTTTTATTGGTAATTCCATATATTCTCACCTCTCTTTCATTGGTGCGTACCAAGCACCATAGCAGAACTACTTGCAAACCTCCCTGCCGATTAAAATTTGTTAAGAAGATTGTCAGATTTGCTCTTTAGATTATTTTTATTTTTGTTATGTTAATAACTCTGCTATGGCTTGCTACGCACCAATATATTTGTTATAATTCAATTACAAGATTTTATTTATTAGCTGAGCTGTTTACTGGACGGTTCGGCTTTTTTATTTTTACAAAACTTTAATATCAAAATATCTTTTGTCATCAGCCTAAATGTATTCAATATTTGTTTATATTTAGGCTGTTCTTTTTTGTCTATTTTTCCGTCAGAACCAATCTCAATTAAGTCATCTATACATTTATTAGATTTTTTTATATTGGTTATGAAACTTAAGACAGTTTCCGAAAAACTTTTATTTTCAATAGGGGCAAGCAATTTTTGTCCTAATTTGTAAGTTAATAAATATTGATACCCTATATATTCACTACCATAAATCTCAACAATATCATTCATTTTATCTATGGTTGGTCTTATTTGATTAGCTTCATATTTTGCCAATGTCCTAACACTTATATCTAATAATTCACTTGCTTGTTCTTGTGTATAACCTGCACTTTTTCGTGCTTCTATAAGTAGTAATCCGAAATCTTTTATCATGGTTTATTACCTCAATTAGAATTACAATTTATTTAACTAGATATTTTTAAGCAATATTTCTTTGCTCCCCGCAGAAACAATGTCCTTTATAAATCCATTTATCATCTACTTTAGCAAATGTTATATATATTCCTTCAAATCTACCTGTTCGTGGATTATCTCTATGACCATAAGCTTCTCCACATTGTATTAAATCTGAGTTATACGTTATAGGTGGTACACATTCAGCAAACCAATTTACTATACCTTCATCAACTATATCTCCAACTTTGGCAAAGTCTTTAAATTCTAAATCACTTTTTTGCCAGTCGTCCATAGTTTTAACATCATCAATATTATTAAATTCAACCACAATCTTAAGCCCTTTTTTTATAACAATATGACCTTTATATTTCTTAGCAATCTCTTTAGCTTCTGCTAATGTATTTGCTTCTATACACCATGCAGTACCTTCATTTACTTGAAAAATTTTATAAACTTCTTCTTTGATAATTTCTTTTTTTATATCACTTATTTTTTCACCATTTAAGTAATAAATTTTTCCAGGTGTTTCATCATAGTTTCCGTCATAATCTTCACTATAAACTTCTTGATAAGAAACAATTTCAAAATTATTTTTCTTATAATCTTCCATAGTAATTACTTTATTTACTATAATTTCTTCAACTGTTGCTGACTCAAATTTAAGTCCTTTATTATATCTTTCAATATAGGCTTTTGCTTTTTCTAAGGAGTCCCAAACAGTTACTGTGTTTTCCAAAGCATCTTCTTCATTTCCATATTTAAACCAGTAACGAGTTACTTCATAGAATTTGTTACTTTTAAAATTTTTACTTAGCATATTTATTCTTCCTTTCTTTTTCTAGCGTGTATTACAAACTAAGTTAATTCATCAATTTTTTTGCCAAAATACTTTGCAATTTTTTTTGCAACAGATAATGATGGCTCATATTTATCATTTTCTAAATCACTTAATGTTGTTTGTGGTACTCCTATATATTTGGACAATTCTTTTTGACTTATTTTCTTCTGTATTCTTAATCGTTTTAAATGCTTTGCAAATTTCAATATTCATCACCTCTTTAACGTTTTATCGTTAAATATATTATAACGATTTATCGTTTATTTGTCAACGGTTTTACGTTAATTATTTTTAAAAAATAATGTTATGCTTATAACGTAAATACGTTGAAAGGAATAAATTATCATGACATCAAATGAATGGGTCGCTTCAAAAATAAAAGCTTTATGCCAAGACAATAATATTTCCATTAATAAACTTGCTCTTAGTGCTTGTATCACTCAATCTACTTTAAATAGTATTGTTCAAGGAGAAAGTAAAAATCCTAAAATCTCTACACTAGCCAAAATAGCTAATGTTTTTGGACTTACACTTTCTCAATTTCTTGAAGGTATTGAAAGAGAAAGTGATATTTTGGGATAACCTTTTTTCTAGCGTGTACCACGCACCCAGCAATATTATTTACTTTTTAGGGGAAAGTAATTTTTGCCATTAGATTTTTTATTGTTGGGTCAGTGCTACACGCTAGTTAGTTTAATTTTAACAATTTAAAATTGTTAAAATGTCTAAAAAAATAGAGATTTTATAGAATATCCACTGTCTTTTTCAATTTTTTTCATAATAGGAATTCTAGGAAAACTCTTACCTTGTTCCCAATTACACCATGTTTGTTGAGTAACATTATATTTCTTTGCCATTTCCTTTTGGGTACGTTTTCCTCTATATTTAATTAAATACTTTCTCATTATTCCACCTCTTAACAATTATATTTTGTTGTTATGTGTTTATTATAAAACAAATTTAATTTGTTGTCAATTCTTTTTAACAATTTGTTTTTGTGTATTTAAAAATACAAATAAAAATTGTATAATTTATAACAAGGAGGGATTGTATGTCTATTGGAAAAAAGATAAAACAACTTCGTGAAAATAAAGGACTATCTCAAAAAGAATTAGCTGATAGTTTAGGCGTAACACAACAAGCTATAGATGCTTGGGAACGTTCTATAACAAATCCACGAAAAAAGAGTATTGATAAATTATCTTCATTTTTTAATGTTAATGGTGGCTTTTTCTTTGAAGATGATATAAAAAATAAGACTCCTTCTAATGAAATGATTATAAAAAAAGAAAATAAGCCAAAAGACCTAATTAAATTATTAGAAAAAGAAGAATATACCTTAAATGGTGTTTTAGTAAATCAAGAGGACAAAGAAAAATTAAAGCGTATAATTGAAGCTGCTTTTTGGGACGCAAAAGAAAAAAATAAACGTAAGAAGTGATTTTTATGTTAAATCTAAAATTGCGTGCCAAAAATCTAGTAAAAAAATATGGCACATCAGACCCATACTATATTGCTAGAGAGCTAAAATTTGAAATAGTATTTTGTGATATGCCATATAAAATAAATGGAATGTGGCGACGCATTTTAAGACGCAAATATATTTTTATTGATGAAAACTTAAACGAATGGCAGAAAAAAGCTGTTTTATGTCATGAACTAGGACATTTTTTATGCCATAAAGGTTACTCCAGTTATAATATTGCTGGTAGAACATTTTTCCAAAACACGCGCAAAGAAAACGAAGCCAATACATTTAGTGCTGAACTAATGTCCTATTCTAGTGATGTTGATAAACGATACATTATCCAATTTCTAGAATTAGGACATAAAAAATAATTATTATATATACCCATAGTTATAAACTTTATTTTTATAAATTAACATTTACATAGGGAGAGGATATTATGGATTTTATTGACCAAATTAAGCTTTTATCAAAACGAGTAGAACAGATAAAAGAACAGATACAAACCGAAGAAGCTACCAAAATGTCTTTAATTATGCCTTTATTCCAAGCTTTAGGATATGATGTATTCAATCCTATGGAGTTTGTTCCTGAATATACAGCCGATGTGGGTATAAAAAAAGGTGAAAAGGTTGACTATGCTATCTTAACAGATGGTGAACCTACTATATTAGTTGAAGCTAAATGGTGTGGTGAACCATTAGATAAACATGGAAATCAATTATTTCGCTATTTTACTACAACAAAAGCAAAATTTGGGATTTTAACGAATGGTGTAGAATATCGATTTTTTACAGATTTAGATGAACCAAATAAAATGGACGAAAAACCTTTCTTTATATTTGATATTACTCAAATGAAAGAACAAGATATCAATGAATTAAAAAAATTTCATAAAGCTAGTTTTGACGTAGATGCAGTATTCAGTGCTGCTGAAGATTTAAAATATACTAATCAAATAAAATCCTTATTAAAAAGACAATTAAATGAACCAGAAGATAACTTTATTAATTATGTATTAAATGAAATATATGATGGTAGAAAAACACAAACTATACTAGATAAATTTAAACCTGTTATAAAAAAATCATTCAATCAATTTGTAAATGATTTAATGAGTGATAGGCTTACTGCTGCTTTAAATAAGGCTAATGGTGATAATTCAACTAAAGTAGATATCACTCCTAATAATGTAGTTGAAAATACAGATGCTATTGAAGTAAATATAGACACTACAGAAGATACAAAAGCAAAAATAACAACAACCCAAGAAGAATTAGATGGATTTGCTATTGTAAAAGCTATATTGCATAAAACTTTAGATGTTAATAGAATTTTTTATCGTGACACTGCAAGTTATTTTGGTATTCTTTGTGATAACAAAAACTATAAATGGATTTGTCGATTGAGAGTAGAAACATCTACAAAATATTTAATTTTACCTGATGGTACTGGTAGTGGTAAAAAATGCTCAATATCAAATATAAATGATATATTCAATTATGAAAATGAGTTAATTGAATCTGCTAAACGTTTTGTTGAAGAAACTACTGAATAAAAATAAAGCACTAGTATTATCTAGTGCTTTATTTATAAAATCTAAAGGATTTTTATTATGTTAATTACATTTATGATAATAAGTTTTATACTTCTAATATTGTTTATAATTCAATTAGGAAATGTAAAACAAAATCCAAATTCCCAAAAATTTGAGTCAGAAAATATTTCTAAAGAAACTTCTAATATCTCACAAAAAACTAAAATTGCAACTTTAAATACAGATGTTTTTAAAGTTGCAAAAAATAATAAAGTCAAATCAAATAAAATTATTTCTAATAAAGTTACTAATATATCAAATTTAAAATTCAATGAAATTTTAGTTTTAGATTACTTTAAAAATAAAACAACTGATAAAGAAGCTCCTATTTCTAAATTAAATGATTTTGGAAAAGATTATAAAGCCACATTAAAAAATTTATTATCTATGAACTATATGCAATTAGCAGATATATATGATGAAATAAAATATCTCACTATACCAGTATTAAAAAATATACTTAAAATAAAATCATTAAAAGTTTCTGGAAATAAAAAAGTATTACTAGAACGTATTTCTGATAACTTTTCTAAAGATGAATTAATAGAATATCTTAATAAACGGCATTATATTTTAACACCTCTGGGAGATAAAGTATTAAAAAATAGCGAACTTTATCTATTAAATCATAGTGTAGCAAAATATCCAGTTGATGAATTACAAGAATATGAACTACAAATAAAAAGTAAAATTTCAAATTTACAACCTATAGAAATATTATATTCATTTGCCCAAAAGAAGACATTAGACTACATAAATGAATATGAATTTACTTTGCTCCGTAATAGTTTATGGGTAGAGTGTTATTGTTCTTATGAATTAGAATATGAACTAAATTTTTTACGAAATAATATACGTGTAATAATACTAGACCTTTCAGGTTTATCTAATTGCTTATCCGATAGGAAATTTGTTGTCGAACCGTATGATTTAATCTTTATAGTTCCTGGAATGGTAGATGAATTAAAGGAAGCTATCAAAAACTATAATATTAACGATGAAATTGTTTATAATATCTTAATAAAAACGATTGATACTGAACTAGGATATTTACCATTTCATTATTTTTCTCAAAATAGTTTATTAAATATATTATCTAGTTGTATTTATGGTGAGATACCTGATTTAAAGAAAATACAACCAGATTTCTTACCACCAAAAGAATGGAGTATGGTTTTAAAATTTGATTGATTTTTACTAATACGAGGTGAGCCATATGAATAATCTTTCATATATTGATGATTATTTTGAAACCATATAAATATAAAGGCTATTAATCTAGCCTTTATTTATTACTTATAAGGTTCGGAAAACCGAATTAAAATATTACACAAAATTGAATAAATATCTATTTTATAAATCTATTGTAAACATAAAATTAATGGCCAAAAGAGAATAACCAAACAAAAGTATCTATAGAAAGGACTTGTTAGATATGGCAACACAAGGTAAAATATTGGTCTATAAAAGACAAGGAAAAAAAGGTACTACTTACACATATAGACTAGAAGCAGGTCGTGACCCTATTACAGGAAAAAGAAAACGTGTTTCTAAGAGTGGATTTAAAACCGCTAAAGAAGCAAGAGCTGCTGCACAACCTATACTTAATAAATTATTACTTGGTCAAAATATCGTTGAGAGTAATATTACATTTAAAGAATATGCTAATGAATGGATAAACGAATATAGTTTACATCTAAAAAAGGCTAGTCTACCTACTTTAATAAGTAATGTAAAAATTGGGATTAAATATTTTGGTAATAAAAAAATAAAAGATATAACAATTCATGAATATCAATCATTTCTAAATGATTATGCTATTGGACGAAAAAAAACAACAGTAGAAAGAGCCCATGTTATATTAAAAAATTTATTCAATACAGCAGTAAAATATTCTATTATAAATTCAAATCCAGCAGATAATACTGTAATGCCTAAAATAGAACCAACAAAAAAAGATATAACATCTATGTATTTAACTAAAAATGAGCTATTAGAATTTTTGGATTTTGCTAAAAACTATAAAGGCTATGGTAGTAACTATTTTTATCCATTATGTTTAACACTTGCATACACAGGAATAAGATTAGGTGAAGCTTGTGCTTTACTGTGGGAAAATATCGATATTGAAAATAAAATAATAAAAATTGAATCTAGTATGTATTCTAAAAATCAAAGTGAATACGAACGACAAAATTCACCCAAAAATTTATCCAGTATTAGAACTATTATAATTGGTAATACATTAGCAACAGAGTTAAAAAAATGGAAAACAGAACAATTAACTTTACGTGTTCTTTATGGCACACGTAACAATAAACCAAATTTAGATTTTGTATTTACAAGATTTGAAAAAACAAAATTTAAAGAAATTGCAGTTTTACAACCAACTGTACAATTAATTTTTACAAAAATAAATAAAAAACATTTATTTAATAAAAAAATTTATGCTCATTTATTTCGTCATACACATGTATCACTTCTTGCTGAAGCTGGTAATATAAGTTTAGAGTCAATCCAACAAAGATTAGGTCATTCCAGTGATGAAACAACTCGTAAAATATATCTTCATATAACAGAAAAATCTAAATTAGATACAGCAAATACATTTGAAAATTATATGACTAAATAA